GAGCGGTCGGCACATACGTCTCATACGATATTGCCGTCTATGACGGTTTCCAAAGAGACATCGTGCAGACCGTCCCGGACGTAACGCCGGATAGGGATCTGGCGCTTCGCATGTGCGAGAGGTTCAACAGGTTTCAGCTCAGCCCCGAGCACCTGCTGGACGCCATCCACGACATGCTGAACTGAGTATTCCCTACAGCCGATACGGCTATGCACTGGGCGGGAGGCAGCATCTCCCGCCCAGTGTCTTTATTTTAGCAAATTTTCATCGTTAAGTCAATACTGATTCAATACTGAATACATCTCATACAAAGACTGTATAGGTATAATTTGTATGGGGTGATGATTTATGAGTGTAAAATTTACTATGGACATGGCTGAAGAAACTGCTGGGAAGATGAGCTACATCGCCAAATATTATGGACGATCTCGAATCAAAGAGATTGAATGGGCTTGCCGCCAGTATATCAAAGACTGGGAGGCAGAACATGGCGAAATCAGTCGAGAGGACAGAAAGGACGCTTGAACAGCGTCCTTTCCGCCTATTTACTTGATTCCATCATTTTGTAAACTGCCTCTCTTATAAATTGGGTTAAACTTTGCCCCGCTTTTCTGCATATTCTTTTATCAACTCTCTTTCTCTTTGTTTACAAGGAAATCAATTCTATCATATGTCTTATCATTGTATTTTCTTGCAGTACGCTTTTGGGTTTCGGATACAACACTACCTACTCTTATCCCGCCGATATGCTTATTATTCTTTCTGCAACATTTAGAACTGTATTGCGTGCAGCTTCAAACGAGCACAAGACCGGTACTCAGCAATGTACTTTCCACTCAGAAGTATATCGGCTATATCGTTAGCCTTGATGATTTCTTTCTGGCGCAAATAGAAAAGAGCAAGCGCAGCAATATCAATGAAAATACCAACAAGCGGAAGGCCGCCCGGTACAACTTCCAGAGTGTACTGATTGGCCGTTTAGGCTGTTTAGAATGCAATCATAACTATCGATGCATTACCTGGCCGTCCGGTGAAATTGTGTGGCGCTGTGCCAGCCGTGTGGAGTATGGGGAGAAGTGCTGCAAGCGCTCCCCTTCTATTTCGGAAGAGAGAATCAAAGAACTCATAAGCGAGAAGTTGGGTGTGAGTACATTTGATGAGGGTCAGATCAAGAATTGGATTGATACGATTTTTATTCATTCAGTTAATAGCCTGCAAATTGAGCTACAAATTACAGAATATTTTGAATTGCTGTCGAATTGAGTCTATCCTTGTAGCGGACTATATGGTATAATATACCATTCATCTTGATTTCAAAGGAGGCCGTTCCTATGGAACTTCAGATTCATCATACCGGCAATCAAAACGGCAATGCTATGTTCGAGGTAGTCCGCAGCATGGACATGAAGCGCACTGCGGCGGTCGCCTTGCCAGATCCCGCAAGGTTTCCTGTGGAAGGGCATCCTGCAAAGCAATTCCTTCCTGAACTGCGCTGGTATCTGGAAGACTATCTGCAAGCCCCCTATGGCGTATATCCTCAATTGGCAGAGTGCGTTGCAAGGACTATGCAGGTATGGGGCGCTGAGGTTTTTGACACGCTGTTTACCGGATACGCGCGGGACTGGTATCAGGACGCAAAGAGGCAGAATTTTGAAGGCTTTCGTATTAAGATCACGAGTGATTCGCCCGAGGTCATGTCCTGGCCTTGGGAAGCCCTGTACAGCGGGGACGACGGCTGGCTGGCTCTGCGCTGCTGTATCGACCGGCAGCTCTCCAGTATCAGTGACCCACCACCCCTGACGGTCACTCCGGCTCAGGAGTCCATCCATATTCTGTATGTTATCCCCCGTCCTTATGGAGAAAACGATGTAAGCTATAACGTACTGGCCAACAGCCTGGTGGGGTACATCAGCAAAAACAATCTGCCGGTCACTGTGGACATCCTGCGTCCGCCGACTTTTGACCAACTGAGGAAGGTGCTTTACGACCACCCCGGTTACTACCATATCGTACATTTTGACGGTCATGGCGGCTACGGTGCGGTCATGGATACGCCTGCCGGGAACCTGTATGCCGCCCCAGAGGGCCAGCTTGTTTTCGAATCAGACAGTGGTGAACCTGACCCCGTTGACACGAGGCTGCTTGCCCAGTTGCTGGCGGAATATAACATCCCGTTTATGGTGATGAACGCCTGTCAATCCGGCATGATTGACGGCCAGGCGCAGGATCTTTTTGCCAGCGTGGCGGCAGGACTGCTCAAGGCTGGCGTCCGAAGTGTGGTAGCTATGGGCTACTCTCTCTATGTAAGCGGCGCAAGAGAATTTATTCCGGCGTTTTATGAGCGTCTGTTTTCCACCGGAAAAGTATCTGAAGCGGTGCGTGCTGGCCGGGGAAAGATGCTGCGGCAGTCCGCGCGGGACTGCATTGTCGGAAAGCTGCCCTTGCAGGACTGGGTAGTCCCAGTCCTGTACCAGCAGCTGCCTTCTGAAAGCGCGGTTTTACCGAAGCTCCGGCCTGCAGAGGGGTCAGGCGAGGAGACGTCCACTCTGCCAAAGGACGCAAGGGTGGATGGTGACTACGGTTTTATCGGCAGAGGACGCGATATCCAGAGACTGGAGCGTGCCTTGCTTCGCCAGCCCCAGGCGGCGATCTTGATACATGGCCAGGCCGGGGTTGGCAAGACCAGCCTGGCAAAAGGCTTCCTGCGCTGGCTGAGCCAGACCGGCGGACTGCGGGGCGACGTTTTCTGGTTCAACTTCCAGGAGATCCATTCCGCCGAGTACGTCATCAACCGACTGCTGGACAAACTGGCGGGTACGTCCGCCCTGGCAAGGCCGGCAGAGGAAAAGCAGAAAATTCTGACGCAGCTGCTGTGGGACAAGCCTTGCCTGCTGGTGTGGGACAACTTTGAATCCGCTTCTGGTATTGAAGGAACGGAGATTCAGCCGCAGCTCAACGCAGAGGATCGGAATATTCTGGCCCAGTTGTTGAAAGGGCTTCGCAAGGGAAAAACGAAAGTGCTGCTCACAAGCAGAAGTGAGGAGACCTGGCTGCCGGTACTATCCTGCTGCCGGCTTCCCCTGGGCGGCTTGATTCGAGAAGATCTGTGGGAATACTGCAATGCTGTTGTGAGAGATCTTGGCTTGACACTGGACCGAAATAACGAAACCTACGTCACAATTCTTGATAAGCTGTGCGGCAATCCCCTGGCCATCCGGTCGATATTGCTGCGGCTTCGAAATTGCTCTGCCAAGCAGCTGCTGGCCGACCTGGAAAACAGCTTTGAGGGGATGGAGGGGGACGAGAGCACCCGGCGGCTGCAGGCTGCTTATACCGTATTTGGCAGCAGCCTTATAGAGCGGTATCTTCCCATATTGCAGGTGACCGGTCTGCATGAGTATTATGCAGATGCGAATGATGTGAAAGAGATGTTGGATGCGGCAGGATGTCCTGTGGAATCGGATATGGTCAATGTGTGCTATCATATTCTGGAAAACGCCGGTTTCTGCACCCATATAGGACAGAATATCTACCGGCTTCACCCTGCGCTGCGGGGATATCTGCTGCGTCAGACGCCCGCTCCGGATCTCGTGCAGAGGGGTTTTGTGGTTATTATGGGAAGATTTGCAGACTGCTTAACCGGTAAACCGCTACATCTAGTAAAGATGATCTACCATATGAACATTGCAAATTTCTACTATGCAAAACGGCTGGCGGAAGCCGAAGATATGGATATAGATTATATGGCTTTGACCCAAAGTCTTGCATATTATGCGGAAGAAATGCGTCGGTTTGGGGAAGCGAATACGCTGTATTCGGCACTTGCGGGAAAAGCCGAATCTTTAAACCATTGGGAAGGTGTGGCGGGAGCGTTTCATCAGATGGGCAGAATTTCCGAAAAACAGCGGGATTTTGCGACCGCCGAAGCCTGGTACAAAAAGTCGCTGGAAATTTTTGAAAAACAAGGCTATGAGGATGGCGTGTCCATCACCTACCATCAACTGGGCATCATTGCCCAGGAACAGCGGGATTTTGCGACCGCCGAAGCCTGGTGCAAAAAGTCGCTGGCAATTAAGAAAAAACAAGGCGATGAGTATGGCGCGGCCTGCACCTACCAGCTCCTGGGCATCATTGCCCAGGAGCAGCGGGATTTTGCGGTTGCCGAAGCTTGGTACAAAAAGTCGCTGGCCATAGCAGAAAAAGAAGGCGATGAACATGGCGCGGCCAACACCTACCATCAACTAGGCATCATTGCCGAAGAACAGCGGGATTTTGCAATTGCCGAAGCCTGGCACAAAAAGTCGCTGGCGATTTTTGAAAAACAATGCGATGAGCATAGCGCAGCCAGCACCTACCATCAACTGGGCTACATTGCCCAGGAACAGCGGGATTTTGCGACCGCCGAAGCCTGGTACAAAAAATCGCTGGCAATAGAAGAAAAACAAGGGAATGAGCATGGCGCGGCCAGCACCTACCATCAACTGGGCATCATTGCCCAGGAACAGCGGGATTTTGCTGCCGCCGAAGCCTGGTACAAAAAGTCGCTGGCGATAGAAGAAAAACAAGGGAATGAGCATGACGCGGCCATCGCCTACCATCAACTGGGCATCATTGCGCAGGAACAGCGGGATTTTGCTGCTGCCGAAGCCTGGTACAAGAAGTCGCTGGCGATTAAGGAAAAACAAGGGAATGAGCATGGCGCGGCCATCACCTACCATCAACTGGGCATCATTGCCCAAGAACGGCGGGATGTCCTTCAGGCAGGTGATACTTATTTAAAATCCATCAAGATGTTTGCTGATACAAACGACTCACATAATCTGATGATTGCGATTCGTAGTTATGCCCGACTGCTGCATACGACTGCAGGTATGGAGTACAGCCAATTGAGGCAGGCATGGTCAGCATGTATGCCCCGGGAACTGACAAAAATTTTGGAAGAAATGGAGGATAAACTAAATGATACCAACAGCTGAATATTCTACGTATGCCCAAAAAAGTACTATATTGGCCTTGGCACAGCGGGACCCCGGTTTTGCGGAATTTTATTTGCAGTATCAAGATCACATTGTCCTGTCTGCGCCGTTGCCTGTAGACTTCTGGGATGATGTAATTGCAATTGCAGAGAAAGAACCTGCTCTGTCCTCCGCAGTAAAGCGCTGCCGGGAAAGCACGTACTCCGCTCCAGCTTTTGCCATTCCCGGTTTGCCGGAGGTGGGGGTGCTGATCGCCGCGTTATTCCTCTTAAAAACGCATATCAAAATCCATAAAACAGAAGACGGTAAATGGGAGTTCCTCTTGGAGCACAATGCTTCCGATGATGGTACCCTTGAACACATTGCGCAAATACTTACGGATTTTTTCAAAAAATAGATATAAAAGAAGTCGGGCGATTCCAATTAGACAAAAGCGGAGACCCAGACGGCAAGCTACATCTACTGATGAAGCATACCAATCATCCCGGCGATGTGGTCGGCCCATGGTATACGGGGGTTTTCGGTGCTGCTGGGCAGGATGTCCTGGCGGGTTGCCAGGAATTGTTGAATTGCCTGGTGTCAGAGGGAATGGTGTGTTGATCAGCACAGACGAATGGGAGATTATGTGCTGCAAGTTAAGATATAATCAGATAACTTGAAAAGCAATAAAACCGCTTTTCAAGTGTCGCAGCGCCCATGCGCTGTGACAGGCCGCGGATCGCGGCCATGATTTGAATTTCATAGTCAATCGCCGTGTGCTTTGCGCACAGCGGGGATTTCCCGCTTGAAAAATCCCTTGCGATTTTTCAAGTTAATTAACGATAGCGTTTATTTTCGCAAACGTTTTTCGGTTGCGTAATAAAACGCGAAGAACTATAGAAAAGGCCCAGCATCATTAAGGCGCTGGGCCTTTTCTATAATTCAACAACCAGCAATGAAGTAACCATATCAGACAGCTCGGGGCAATGCCCCGGGCTGTCTGATGTGGTTTACTTCGCGTCTTCCTTTGCGTCGTGGTACATAGCCGCCACGACTACGGCCTTGAGCGTCTCCTTTCGGAGGTTGAGGTCTGTCGCGCATACCTTCGCCGGGGTCCCGCCGTTGACAGCTCCAGAATTCAGGAGCGCGGCGGCGGTCGCTTTCCAATACTCGGGGACGTCTTTCAAATCCCTATAGACCGGGTTCTCCTCGTCGAGGACCTCTTTCACGGTCTCCCGGATCAGGGCCTTTAATTCCTCTTTGCTCATGTTCTCGATTTCCTCGTTTTTATTTTTGGCGGACAGTTCCGCCGCGATCTGTGCAAAGTTCGGGCAGATAAAGCCGCGAATATACCGGGCGTTTACCCTCATTTTCCGGGTTCCCACCACGCCGCCGCTCATGTTGCCCTCCGTGGTGGTGAAGGTCTGGCCGTCGGAGGCGGTAACAATGCCGATATGGTCCGCGGAGCCTGAGCAATCTCCGTCGCCGTTGTCGTCCCAGGCGTAGACGCAAGCGTCGCCGATCCCCGGAACGTGGGCGTCGTCTTCGACCCAAATCCCACGGGCCTTTGCGGCGAGGATAAATTTTTCCACGCCGCACTCCGTCCCGGTATATGCGGCGATCCCGGCACGGATATAGGCCGCCGAGACCGTGGCCGCGCAGTAAGCGTCCGTGGTTTTCATGATGTAGCCTCGGGCGAGGGGCTTGTACCCATTATAGACAGCCAAAATATCCGCATGGAGGGCGCTCCCCTGCTTTGCCCCAATCCACGCCTTGATCGTATCCGCCACAAGCCGCCGGAGTTGTTCCTCCGTCACGCGGCCGGGAACCGCCGAGGCGTATTTATTAAAATAGCCTTTCCCGTATCCGGCGCGGCGGGCCCGGGTGGCCTCGCTCTGGTCCGCGGGCCGCTCAAAGTTGAGGAGGACGGCATCGGAGGCCGTCCGCACGTCCTGGGCGGTTTTCAGTGTTGCGAGGGTGGTCTTGTAGCTCCCGGCCAGTTCCCGGAGCAAAAATCCGAGCTGTGCCTCCAGGTCCCCGACAGACGCCCCCGCCGCTTTGACATAGGCCAGGAGGGCCGCCTTGCGGGTCTTGTAGGTCCACTGTGCGAGGCCGTATCCCGCACCGTCCCCGGCGAAATTGGTATAGGTCCCGGCGTCCACCACCGCCGTATAGGCGGCGTCAGTGAGGCCGAGCTTTTTCTCGCTTGTGTTCTGGAGGTTCACCGGATTGAGTCCGCTTTCGGCGTAGAGGTTCCCCATAAGACCCGCCGCTCCCGCAGGCGTCATACCCGCGGCGGTAAGGCGGTCCCATATGTATTTTTCTCTTTCAGCGGTCGTCATCGCCAATAACCCCCATAGCGTCCTGCACGCCCTCCACAACCTTCTTAACGCTCTCCGCGTCCACCTTGCCCTCCGTCATGACATACGCCACTACGGACGCCACAGACACCACAGCGCCAGCCACGGTGGAAATCGTGTCCTCGTCCAGGCCGAACGCCATCGCGAGGCCGGTGACGATGCCGGCAATGGCGGCCCACAGCTTCCGGCTGCTGAGTTTGCGCGCCCAGTCAATCTTCTTCATATGGCTCCTCCTTTTCTCCGGGTTTATTCCCGGAAACGACTTTTGAAATTTTGATTCCCGCCAGCAGCAGGGCCCCCACGCCGCCAGCACCTAGGATATACTGAGTCAGCGTGTCCGGCCCCTCATAATCCTACCCTTCCCAGCAGGAAGGCGATAACGGCGGCGCAGACGGCCCACAGGGCCTTGTCCACAATGGCCTCCCAACGCTTTCCCGGCTTGGCGCTCAGGGCCTTCACGTCCGCCTTGATCTCCCGCACGTCGGTCTCCACCGTCTCCTGCCGGGTAGCAAGCACCTCCACCGACGTCACCAGTTTGTCCAGGTTATCCATCCGCTTCTCCATATCGTCCAGGCGGTGGGTGTTGCTTTTCGTCCTGTCCTCCACTGCCGTCACCCGGCGTTCCATTTCAACGTCATTCATTCCGGCGTCCTCCTCGTAAAATAACACTGTCAATAACACTGTCAAATCAGCCTGTACCGAGGTCTCTCCCCGCCGCAGAGCCAATAATCCAGCCAATCAAACGCAACAATTACCGGCCCCGCCAGCAGGCACCACAGCGCCGCATACTGCGGGCAGATTTGGCCCCACAGGTTTCCGCACAAGCCGGAGTAATCCCATATCCCCAGCCCCAGCCATACATTGAGGATCAGCCCCGCCGCCAACTCTCCGGCGGTGATCGCCAGCCCGCCCAGGACGGCCTGCGCCCACAGGGGCAGGTCCCAGGGCATCCGCTCATTGGCGAGGTCCAGCGGGACGCACAGCAGCGCCGCCAGCAGCATCATGGTCCAGTGGGTGTAGCCCCGCCAGACCACCTCCAAAACACCGTAGAGCACGCCGCCCAGCATCCACCGCGGGATATGCCCGGAGAGTTTACACACCGGCCTCACCGCCCTTCGCCGCCTCCAGGATTGCCGCCATGGAGGCCGTCAGGTCCTCCGGCAATGCTGCGCCGTATGTAATGGCCTCCACGGCCTCCGCCGTCTCACAGCGCCGCACCCAGGCGGCCAAATGGTTGTAATAGGTGGTGTGGTACAGCTTGTGGGTGGTGGCCGCCTGGCCCATCTTCTGGATATCCGCCACCGGGTACATGGCGCACAGCTGCCCGTCCAGATGGTAGGGATACTGCGCCGCGCCCGCCTCCGCCGCCATTACGGCGTTGGTGAGGTTGATCTGGTCCTCATTGGTCAGGGCGATATGGCCGGTAGTGCCGTCGGAAAGGCCCACGTCGCAGCCGTCCACGATGGCGGCGTTGCAGGCGGCGGACAGCTCCATCAGCTTCCCGGCCTGGACAATCTCCAAGGGCGGGATACGGTCAGCGGCGATCTCCGCCTCAGTGCGGGGGACGACTTTCTCCCCGTCCCACTTGTACAGCGGGATGCCATCAAAGGTGTGCAGCGGCGGGTTTTCCTCTGTCCGCTTGCCGTCAATGGTGAGATACACCTGGTAGCTGCCTTTTTCGTTGATACAAATCGCCCCGGCAGTGTCCCGGTCCAGGTGCGGGCCGTCGCTCCAGCCGTCCAGGACACGGCCAGCGGCGTCGACAGTTATGTAATGCCTGTTATAAAATTCGTCCATGGTTAATCTCCTCTCTTATAGATTCCTGTCGAGGGCAATGTAACCGCCTTTTGTTTGACAAAAATATGGTTTCCCAGGGGTCAATCCTGTTGTAGTCAGCTTAAGGAGAACGGAACTCCCCAAAAATTGGTCGACGACTACGTTTGTTATGGAATGCGTCGAATTAGTATAAGTCTCATCCGCTGGGTTCCAAGCTACGAACCTAGTACCAGGATCGTAGACAACAGCCGCGGACCCGCCAGGCCGCATTGTTGTAGGCAGTTGGACGATTACTATGAGTACATTTTGAGTATAGCCCATACCTATAGGCAGCATGGTATGGCCGTTGGGTGCAAGGTTCGTGTGCCAGAAATACCTCTGGCATTTCGTCAGCTCCAGCGCCTTATTGGGTGGCGGGTCGTTGAGGACCCAATTCCCGGACGCGTCCTGGTGGGCGAGGGTCTGCACGGAGCCGAGCTCCAGCTTCATGGCGCAAAGAGTAGCAGCTCCCTTATTATCTTCGGTGAAACCAAACATAGGACAATCCCTATGCTTATCGGCAGACTTAGGCCAAGTAAACGTGTAAGAATTTACCCCCATCTCTTGGGAGAGTGGTTTAATAACGCCCAGATTTACGTTACCGATCCATATTGTGCCTGAACCTTTTGCCAGACAGGATACAGTAACAGTTTTCCCGCGCAGATAAGCGAGTAATGCCGGCTCGAGCCTTTGACATATAAAACGATAACCAATTGCTTCTTTAGTGACCAAACGAAGCCCTTCGCTCGTTACTTCCGCTGTGATCCCTCCACTTGTCAACCACCTATCAATAAAATAGTTGACGGCAGTCAGATGGGTTTCGTCATATTCTGTCTGCCCCCTTTGGTTGTTCGGGTCCAAAAAGTACCAGTTATCCAGCAGGTTTTGCCCCGGCCTGATATGCTGTGCTAAATTGGCGACGCTAATCCGGGCGGTCCCGGCGGCGCTGTCCAGCAGAACGCTGTCTGTGCCCAGAACGGATGTGAGCTGCTGGAGCCGGTTGGTCGGAATACTCATATCATAAAAACCTCCTTACAAATTTTTGACAATAGCCAAATGGGACGGATGCGCCGACGCCGACGCGTCGTGGGCGGCAAGTTTCGCGTCTGTGTAAGCGCGTGCCCCGGCAAGGGCCTCCCGGCCCGCGCCGTCGGCGCGGGTCCTTGCGTCAGAGGCCGTCCTGGCGATCCGGCCGGACAGCTCACTCTCCAGGGCGTTCAGGGCTACCATAACGCCGCCGCACTGATTGGGATGGTACACCGCCAAAATGGGCGTTCCCTCGTCTGTCAGCAGGTCCTCCCCGCCGCTGGCGGCAAGCGGCAGCGTCAGCTCGTTCGTCATGACGGAGAGGATGAGACTGTCTATGGCTTCCTTTATGGATAAGTCCATGGCCTGGCTGAACAGCGTCCAGGAATAGCGGGCGGGCCGCCCGTCTCTCCCGACGAACAAAAGGGAATCCCCATCTCCGGGCGTTTGCTGCGCCGCGCCGTATAACCCCTGAAACGCCTCGGCAATGGAGTTATGCAGGGTCTCTATGCTGACAAGCGCGCTGGCGTCCACCGTCACGGTAAATTTCCCGGAATTGTCCATGACGATCCCGCCATAGAAGGTATATACGAAGTCCTGGGTATCCGCCTGTCCGGGGATCGGGATGCCCTCGGCGTTTTGAAAAATTGCCAGCAGCGCGGGAGGCCCATCTCCCACTCTGGCCGTCACGCCCAGCTGCCGCAGGGTATAACCGTCCGGAGGAGGGGTGATCTGCATCTGGATTTGTATGCCCTTGGAAATTTTTCGATGCCCTACAATGCTGGCCCCAGGTTTCGCGTTTGTCACGCCGGTCTGCGCCATAAGGGCCGCCTCCTCCACGGTCCCCTCTCCGGCGCAGGCGCCCTCGATATGCAGTCCCTCGCCCCCTGCCCACTGGTTCAGCAGGTCATCCCCCGCGTTCGTAACAACGCCGGTCCATTTTCCCATCTGCCCTACCTCCCGCTTTTCTGATACCGCTCCGCGACGGCCCCGTCGTTTATGAAGCCTCCGAAGCATACCGCGCCAAACGTCTCCAGCGCCTCGCCGCTGTCGAAATATTCCACCTCGTCGAGATGGGACCGCAGGCTTTTATAGTAGTTGACCTTCTCCAAAACCCGCTTATATTTCTCCGCGTCCATTTGCTCATACGCGGCATTGACGCGCAGCTTGAAATGGTACGGCTCCCCGCCGTACTCGAACCATTCCAGTACATCAGTGTCCGGGTAGACGGCCCGGATCGCCGTCTCCACCGCCGCCTTGGTCCCCAGCAGCTTGTGGACCCGCCAGCTGTCCTTCAGCGTCCGGCGCTTTTCCTCCAAAGTGTATTCCGGGTCCCACCAGTCCACCTTGAAGTCATACGCCAGAATATCAAGCAGGTCCTCCGGCAGCTCGTCAATTCTCGGATAGATGGAAAGGCGGCTGATCTCTGCTGGGCGTTTTGCCAGAGCCTCCGCCGTCACGTCTCCCAGCGCCGCGATAGACGGACTTTCCCGCAATCCGACAGGGAAAACGAACAGCAGATTTTCTTTTGTCAATCCGTGGGTGCTACTCATTCTCGTACCCTCCGTTGATGACAACCGGCGTCCCCTGTAGTTTCGCAAGCTGCGGCACCGTTTTGTCGCTCCCGTCCCGCAGTTTGATGAACACCGGGGCTGTCAGTTCCACCCGTTTGACCCCCGTTTTCATCAGTTCGCCAATCAGGTACGACGGGTTGATGTCCCGGCCCAGCTTGCCGCATTGCCAGGAGATATAGTTCGCCACGGCCTGTATCACCGCCGCCGACAAATCTGCCGCGCTGATACTGGCATCCGACGGGGTGTAATATGTAAAGGCGATTTCATAGGGCACGATCTCCGCGTCCTCCACGAGTACGTAGTCCGTCAGGGGGCGCACATTGTCGGCGCTGCACGCGGCCAGGACCTTGCCCTTCATTTCCTCCCCGGCCGGTGTCCCGCCCTCCATGAGAACGTAGATCTTGACAACGCCCGGGGCAGGCGAGTTAACCGCCACATCCGCGATCTCCGTGCTGACCTGCTTGGCCCAGTAAATGTAACCGCCCCTGGCCCCGGCGCAGCTGTAGGAGTCCATGGAAGCCCGCAGCAGCTCGTAATACTCCCCGTCGGAGGCCCGGTCCGACCCGCCCTCGGAGGTGGTGACGTTTTCGCAGGCGGAGTAGTACTCGTAAAGGTCCACGAGCGTGCTGATTTGTCCGGGGACATACCCGTTTCCCACAGTCCCGGCGGTCCGGCACCGGACGGGCACGTCCACGAAGGTCTCTCCGACAGGGACGTAAGCGTCGGCAAAGGTTGCCCATACCAATCCCCCGCCGGCGTCCGTGACTCTGGTCCCGGCGGGGATGAGGACCGCCGTGGGCAGGACCTGGGAGATGTGGAAGCGCATGGTGCATACGGCGCTCTCCGCCTCCGGGCGGGGGCGGCAGCCGGTCAGCTCCGCCAGGGCGTCCAGGTTTTCCCCCTCGGCCCGACTGGGGATATTCTGGTTCCCGGCGTAGTTCATCAGGACACGCTCGTGGACCAGGACGCTGCTGACCCATTGAATAAACAGGCGTTCAGGGCTGCCGGCCCGGACGGCGGTCCCCGTGAGCTTCTCATAGACTGCCGTCACCAGCGCCGCCAGGGCGTCCGTGTCCGTTGGGATAAACTGATATTCAGGGTTTCGATCCATTTGAAATCTCCACTTCTACAATCGGCATGAGCGTCCCCGGGCGGGCCGGGTCCTCCGCGAAATCCACGTTCGTCACCGAGGCCCGGGGTTCCCAAGTCTCGACGGCCTCCCGGACCGGGGCGACCATCATGGCCTTTGCCACGGGGATGGGCTTGTCCATGAAGTCCCAGGGCAGGCCGAAATCCCGGTACAGGGGGACGCTGCCCTTCCTGGTGGCCAGAATGACGGCGATGTTTCGAAGGATGGCCTCCACCGTCTCCGCCTCGCCCATCCGCAGATCCTTCAGGTCCGCGGAAGATACCTTATACCGCATAGCGCCTCCTCAGCTCATCAAATACTCCTGCAGTTTCAGCGACGCCACGGCGTGGAATATCTCCCCGTTTCGGTCAAAATATTTCGCCTTGACGCTCATGCTGGTGATGGTCCAGCGGTACCGCCCATAGCCGTGGGTCCCGATGGTGAGGGGCAGGGCGGTCCCATTCCGCAGGCACCGCCACAGCCGCCAGATTTCTTCCATAGGGTTCGTCCCCAGTCCGGCGGAAAAGGCGACGTCCAGGGAGATCTGGTCCGGGTCCAGCCCGCCATATTCCGTCAGGGCGTTTCCGGCGTGACGCTGGTGGACGCCGTACCGGGCGGAGCCGGACCATTGGAAATTGTCCAGGGTCCTGATTTGCTCCGCCGACACAAGAAAAGGGATATCCCCCAGACAGCCGATCATCGTCGCCGCAGCCTCCTTTTCCATCGTTTTCACCGGAAGAAATTCCGCGCCGCTCCATTCGTTCCCCGTCTTCCCGCTACTGCCGGATATCCCCCAGCGCGCCGATCTCCCCCAGGATGAACCCGTCGGCGTCGAACACCGGGAGGTAGAGGCACAGCACCGTGGCGTCCAGCATGGGCATCCAGGGCTTGATGATAAGATCGTGCTTGTGGCTGGCGTAGGCCGCCGCCCCGCTGCCGCCGGACTCGTATTCCGACCTCTGGGGTCCGGCGTAGCCGGGGATGTAGGGCCGGCTGGCCAGGACGTACAGCAGTCCCGAGGGGAGCCCGCTGTCCCGGAACTCCACCCTGGCGAGCCGCTTCACCTCGTCCGTCCAGGTGACGGTCCCCACCCGCACCAGACCGCCGAGGATCGCGGGGACATCGTTCATATCCATCGTCTTCACAACCTCCCTATCCTTCGCTTTTGCCGCCGCAAAGTCCGTTCAACTCCGTTTCCGCCTGTTGGCGAAAACTTCGCTCACTCCCTTGATCCTCCTCTCCCCGCCGCAAACGCTCCGCCGGTTTGCGGCGGGGGCCCTGTTAAGGAACCGCTGATTAAATTGGCGAGAGCGATTTGCGAGAGATTTTGCGTCGGCAAAAGGCGCGAAAACGCGGGAATACTTTGCGTATTTCAAGTTTAAGCAACGCGTTTCCGGCGTAAAAGATTCGCAAAGCGCCGAAGCCGCATTTATTCAGCGATTCCTTAATATCCGTCCAAGCATCTTCTCAGTGTGATCCGGGTCGTGTAGCTTCCACCCACCTTGTGGATGGCCTGAGAGATCATATACTTTCCGCTCCAGCCGCCCCAGTCCGCAAGCTCCGCCGTGACGCCCGCCACAAGGGCCGGGTCTCCCGGCAGGGTGAAAACGGCGGTCCTGGCGAATTTGTTGTGGAGGCGCAGCCGCTTTTCCGCCAAAGCCTTCGCCTCTCCGGCGCTGGACACCTTGGCGGCGATCTCCAGCTGCTGGTTGTTTTTCGCGCCGGCGTTGTAGTCCTCCACCCTGGCGATCCCCTCGATGCACTTCCCCGTGGCCGGGTCCGTACAGCTCACCCGGCAGGAGGCGTATTGGGTATCCGCGGCCCCGGAGGAGAGCCGGTACTTCGTGTATGCCCCGAGCCCGCCGGCCTTTCGAATGGTCATGACCGGGGGCTTTTTCTCATAGGCCGCCTGGTCGAACAGCACCAGCATCCCGTCCGTTGCCTTGAAGGAGATCCCGGCGTCGCCGCAGAGCCTGGCCAGGAGACCGGCGTCGCTGGTCCGAAGCTGTTCCACCCGCTTGTAGAAGGGGTCCTCCGCCGCCTCGTACATACAGCTCAGGCCGCAGGCCCCGGCCATTTCCCCGGCGATGCCGGAAAGGCGGCAGGACTCCCAGGCCCTGGTCCTTTTCGTCTGCCGGAGCTGAACGCCGTAGGGGAGGGCCGTGGCCCGGATGGTCACCGTGGAGGGCGGTCCGGCCGCCTCCACGCTGTCCAGCTCGAAGGAGCCGCAGGGAAGGCTGTCGTCCTTTCCGTCTCCCCGCCAGTTCCTCCGCAGGATGGAGGCGGATATCTTCAGCCTCGCGGCGCTGGCGGCCTCCACGGCCTCCTTCAGCCAGCTCTCGAGCCACAGCCCGTCCCGGTCCTGAAGGGTGAGCTGGAGGTCGTCCGCCTCTCCCTCCTCGTTGTCCGTGTAAGTCAGGGAGAGAAGATAGGGCCTGATATCCCCGGTGATGTCCACCCCGCCGAAGGAGACGGAGACCTCCGTCCGCCGGGCAAGAGTTTGATCGCTCATGGCGCAGCCTCCTCTTTAAATCGATCCTGTACGGCTCCCTTTTGGGCCCCGCAAAATCTACGGATTTCGCCCCGACGGCTTCCACGGCGGCAGGGAAGCTCCCCCGCCGCCCTCCTGTATCTCCGGCAGCGTCAGCACGATCCCCGCCGGGAAGGTGTAATACTTCCGGTACCGGAGATTGGCGCTGATAAGCTTATCCATGTGGGAAGCGCTTCCTAACTGCGTATAAGCGATGGAATCCCACATGTCCCCCTGCACAGTAGTATAAGTTCTCACCGCATCGCCCTCCTCGCGGCCTCATACCGGGCTTCCTCAAAGACCTCCAGCACCCGCTCCGCAAAGTCCCGGCTCTCCACATAGCCCCTGATGGACTCCGCTGTCTCAGGCGAGGCATTCCCCTCTACCTGAATGGAGAACTGGACGGAGATGGGGCCGGACGCCTGGGCCGGGGCGGGGGCCGCCCACAGGGGCTCCGCCGCGAGGCCCGCCGTTTGAGAGGCGTCCAGGACCCGCTCGCCGCCGTGGAAAGCCACCAGCTCCGGGCCTTTCTCGCCCACCAGGGCAAGGCCGGGGGCCGCGTTCCGGGTGCCGGAGGCGTACTGCGGGATATAGGCCGGGGCGGGGGCCGCCGTCATCACGTCGCGCCGGTTCAGCGCAGCGGCGGCGGCCTGCCAGAGCCCGGCATAGGCGCCGCTCACCTGGGGGCGCATCTCGTTCGCCGCGTCGATGTAGCTTTGGATCGTGGCCCTGGCACTCTCCGCCGCCTCCTGGGAGAAGTCCATGTTCCGGATGTCCTGGATGATCTCCTCCTGGAGCTCGTCCATCTGTCCGGCAATATCGTTCGTGTATTCCGCGAAGCGTCCGGCGGCCTCCTCCTGGGCGGCCTTTGCGTCCCGCCAGTTGGATACCATGTCCTCCAGGGCCTTCTTGTCCTTTTTGGACGCCGCCGCCAGACCCGCCACAAAGTTGACTGTGTCCATGTCTCCGGGATCCAGGGAGGCCAGCATGTCCCGCAGGCCCTGGATTTCCCCGGCGTTGTCCAGGACGGTCTGGATGTTGGCGCCGTACTCCCGCCAGTACCGGGCCTGGCTCTCCAGCGCCTCGTTCACGGAGGCCGCGCTGGTGGGGACCGCCTGGGCGGCCTCCTCCCAGAGCCGGAACTGGCCGGAGATGGAGTCCAGCGCCGCCTCATAGGTCTCGTCATACGCCGCCTTCAAAAGCGCGAGCTCCTCCCGCGCGGAGGCGGCGGCCCCTTCCAGCTCCGGGAGGACGGCGGCCTGGTCCTCCGCCGCTTTGGTCAGGCTGTCCATGGCCTCCGCCGATCGGACGATCTCGGCCTCCGCCTGTGCGGCGGCGGCGTTCCCCTCTTCCACGGCCTTCTGATAGGCGTCGATGGGCCTGACCGCCTCCTGGTAGGCGATCCTCAGTCCGGGGAGCGCTTCCTGAAGCTCGTAGTACTCCCGCGCCAGCCCGGTCCCGTTCCGCTCGGCCTCCACCATCAGTGCGTTCATTCGGTCCTGGGCCTCATACAGCGCTTTTTCGGCAATTCCAGCCTTAGTCTGGGCCTCCGTCAGCTTGAGGCGGTTCTTCTCCGCCTCCACCAGCACGTCCGCCTGGGCGGCGTACATGGCTGTGAGCTTGTCCTGCATGGCCTGGGCCAAGGCGTTCCGCCTCCAGCCCTCCGTGTTGGCCCGCAGGGCGGCGGTGCCGCCCTCGATGGCGTTGTTTTCCAGGTCGATGCTGTCCGCCAGCTCCGGGACGGTCTCCGCCAGCAGGGAGAGGATGTCGTGATACTCCCGCTGCTTCCCGGCGGAGAGGGCCGCGTATTCGCCCATGGCCTCCAGCCTGCCGATGTACACGTCCGCCACGTTGGCGGCGGCCAGCACGGAGGCGGCGGTTTCCTCGTAAGCATCCGCCGCCTCCGCCATGGACGTGTCCATGTCCCTGGCGGCGTCCGTCAGTTCCTTCACCGAGGGGACGCCTTCGTTGACGGCGGAGACCAGCCCCGCCACAGCGCCTGTGACGGCCGCGACGGCCGCCGCGCCCCCCAGTACGGCCCCCACAGGCCCGGTAAACAGGGAAGCCACGTTCAGCGCCTGGAAGAGTTTCAGAGCGGCACTGACTCCGGTGACGCCCGCGGCGGCGGCGCCCAGCGCACCGGTGAACACCGTCACGCCCTTGACCAGCGCCGGATGCTCCTGAACGAACGCGTCCATCCAGCTCAGTGTCTCCGTCCCGGCCTCCGCCAGTCCCCGCAGCTCCGGGATAAACTGCTCTCCGATGGTGGTTTTCAGCGCGTCCCAGGCGGAGTTCATCAGCGTCAGGTCGCCGCTCAGGTTGTCCATCCTGACCTTGGCCATGCGCTCCGCGGCCCCGGCGCAGTCGTTGATGCTGCCCGTCAGGGAGGCATAGTCCGCGTCGGCGGCGTTCAGAATCGCCAGCAGGCCGTTATAGCCCCGCTGTCCGGCAATGGCCATGGCATTGCTGACCCGTTCCGCCTCGGTCATCTGGTCGAAGCGTTCCCGCAGTTCCTCGATGGTGTCCCCGAAGCTCTTCATGGTCCCGTCGGCCCGGACCGCGTTGTATTCATACTCCCCAAAGGCCGCTCCGGTAAGGGTAACGCCCTCCAGAAGCCCGTTGAAGGTGTTTCGCAGGGCGGTGCCGGCGATGCTGCCCTTGACGCCGCTGTTGGCCATCAGGCCCATGGCGGCGGCCACGTCCTCGACGCTGTATCCCAGCGCCCCCGCCACGGAGGCGGACATTTTGAAGGTCTCGCCCATGATGGCCACGTTGGTGTTGGAGTTGGTGGCCGCCGCAGCCAGCACGTCCGCGAAGCGGGCCGTGTCCGCCGCCGTCAGGCCGAAGGCGCTGAGGCTGTCGGTGACGATGTCCGACACCATAGCCAGGTCCTCCCCGGAGGCGGCGGCCAGATTTAACACGCCGGGCATGCCGGACAGCATTTCCCGCGCGTCCCATCCGGCCATGGCCATATAGCCCATAGCGTCGGCGCTCTCCCCGGCGGTGAATTTGGTCGTTGCGCCCAGATCCTTCGCCTCGGCGGACAGCGCCGCCATCTCCCGGGCGTTGGCCTGGGACAGGGCCTCTACGGCGGACATGGACGCCTCGAAGCTCCCCGCAGCCTCCACGCAGGCCGCGAAGGCGTCCTTGACCCCGTTCACGGCGGCGGCGATCCCCGCCGCCGCCAGGGCGGCCCCCGCCGCGCTGAAGCCGGACGCCGCCTTCTCCCCGAAGGTCTGTGCGCCCTTGGCGGCCTCCTCCTGCTCTTCCTTCAGCTCCTTGAGCCTGGCGGAGAGCTCCGCGCTCTTTCCGGAGAGGTCCGCCGTGTCCACCCCGGCCTCCCTCAGCTTTGCGCCGGAGGCGTCCAGCTTCTGCCTCTGCCGCTCCAGGGCGGCGGTAGTATCCCCGATCCGCCGGTCCAGCTCCAGATACTTCCGTCCCAGCCCCGGCAGGGCCTCCGCCGAGGCGCTCTTCATCTCCGTCTTTAACAGCTCCTGCTGCTCTGTGAGGCTCCGGAGCTTCTTCTCCGTATTCTGAACGGCGGTCTGCTGCTTCTGATAGCCGGAGATGTCCTTCTGCACCCGGTCCAGGTCCCTGATCTCCTTCCCCAGCCGGGCAAATTCCCGCTGGGCCTTGGAGAACGCGGCGTTGAACCCGCCGTTGAGCTGGGCGTTGAGGATGAACCTTTGCTCGTAGTCTTTTCTATTGGACATTGATATCTCCCCTTATCTCCCGCGCCAAGGCGTTATTCGCCTGGAGCCATCGTCGGAAGAAATTCCGCTCTGCTGCGTCCCCGCCTTGCGGCGAGGACTCCGCCCGCTCCATTCCTTCCTCCTCTCCCCACAAAATCCGCGGATTTTGCGGGGGGCCTAAAGCGCCGCTCCGCTGGTTTGCGGCGGGGTCCCCCTTATCTCCTGTGCCAGGGCGTTGTTCGCCTGGAGCCAAAGCCCCAGCTCCGCTAGAGGCAGGGACAGCCAGTAATCCACGGGGGCGTACCGCGCCAGGATCAAGCACCGCTTCCGGAGCCACTGCCCGCCGTCGCCGGCAATGATCCCCATCGCAGTAAAAAACTCCGGGCCTTTCCGCATATCCGCGTGAAATCCTTCAGGGGAAGGGCCTTGAACGCGGCGGCGTCCAGCGCCCGCAGACCCTTTTCGTTCCGCTCCGTACAGGCCCGCACGGCCATGCCGCAGAGATACTCCCCGGTGTACTCCGGCACCACCAGGGTCCGGCCCTTCATCAGAAGCTCGCTCTCGATGTCCAGGTGGTCCGCTCCGGTGAGAGCGTCCCACCGGAACGTCAGGGCCTCATAGGTCCGGCCCTCCCACTGAAAGGGCCTGCTGAGCGTATGGACATAGGCGCCCGTCTCCGGTTCCTTCCGCGCGGCCTGTTCCAGCTCCACGGCGGCGTCGGCGTCGGAGAGCCCGGATAAACTTGATCTGTTTTCTTTTTCCATGGAAGCTCCTTTCAATTACTTAATTTGTGTAATTTTCTTCTTGACATTACATAAAATATGTAATATAATAAAATCATCAAAGGGAGGTAGGGCAATGAAGCGCCGGGACATACTCAAACAGCTGGAAGATGCCGGATATCAAATCATTCGGGATGATGGAGACCATACGAACCTTTGGAAGCCCGGCAGCCGGGTAATACAAGTCCCAAGGCACCGGGAGATTAATGAGATTACCGCAAAACATATCCTGAAGGACGCGGGGCTGAAATAAGCCCCGTGCTCCCAGGGACGCGATAGAAGGAGGCATATTATGAACACCTATGTTTTTCCTGCTGTATTCCACTTCAACGAGAATGACGGCTCATACACGATTTTCTATCCTGATCTTCCTGGCTGTATTTCAGAGGGAAAATCCCTGGAAAACGCCCTGTATATGGCGCAGGAGGCCTTAAAGCAGTGGCTGGAATGCACGATTGAATGCCGTCAGACGATTCCCGCCGCAAGTCCGGCGGAGAGTGTCGCCCATGAAAAGGGCGAGTTTGTCAATCTGGTGCGTGTGGAGCTGAAAGACGACCATGCCGTCCGGCGGACGGTCAGTATCCCGCAATGGCTCTATGACGCCGCGACAAAGGCGAACCTCAGCCTTTCCCGTGTGCTCCAGGACGCCTTGAAGGCGCGCCTGAACATTGAGTAAATCCGCCCCCTGGGAGCCGTCCGTCCGGGCGGCTCCCTTTTGCCCTGAAACTCACATCATGCCGAGGCACTTTCGCACGTCGGCGGCGCAGTCCACGCCGTTGACCTCGTGGACCTGGTTGAACGGGTCGATGTCCACGACCTTCTTCCCCGCCTTGTATACGGTGTACCTGCATACGCTGTAGGTCCCGGAGGCATCGGCGGCGGAAGCGGTCGCGATGGTGCCGTGGCTCGTTTCCACGGGCCGGATGGACATCTCGAACCGGACCGCCTCCTTTTCCTCGCTGCGGGTCACGGAGTCGAAATACTGGTCGGCTACGTAGACGGCTACGTCGTGCCACTCGTTGGAGCCCAGCTCCAAAGCGGCGTCGGTGACGCTGGTGAAGTCGATGCGGACGGTCATGGCCTCGATCATTCCCGCCAGGGGGATGCTGACGTCGCCCATCAATCCGGCGCCGGTGGCCGTGACCTGCTTGTACTTGATGGGCGGCATCGTGACCTTGCCCACGCCGATCAAAGCCCCGCCGTTCTTGTACATCATGTAGTCTACATGCCCATTGGGATAGATCATGTCGGCACCTCCTTACGCCGTCAGGGCGGTTTCCATATAGGCCGTATCGAACTCCAGAACAAAATCCAGGAGCTGTGCCGGCACAGGCGGAGAATGATAGACGTGGAGGGTGATGTGCCCGGCCAGCAGGTTCGTCAGGGGATTCTCCTCCGCCAGCAGGACGCACCGCGCCCCGTAGAGGCAGCCGCTGCCGCACAGCCCCCCCAGCCAGATGTTGCAGGTCTGGAGGATGGAGTCCCGCAGCGCCGTGGTCAAGGGCTTGTCCTGCTTGGGCCAGAAGGTCCGGATCAGGGTGTTCCCGATGAAACTGAACATTCGGGACACCGGGATAAACTGGTCCTTCACGTCGGTGCTGCCCGGGAAGCAGGCGGTGTAATTGCCCTTGGCCACCCACCCGTTGTCCAGGAAGTTCACAGCGGTGACCACGCCCCAGTCGCCGGCAATCATCTCCGCCTGAGGCCAGGTGAGATTGACCTCCGTTCCGTCCTCCAGGACGCAGGCGTCCATCTTGAGGTTCTTGTTGCTGGGGCTTTCATAGGGAACGCCCCGGTTGCCCGCGTCCACCTGGGCCATGAGCCCGCACAGCTGGGTGGACAGGTGGAACTGGTAATTTCCCAGCCGCACCTGGGGCCAGCAGAGGATCTGGTCCGCGTCCACGAAGCTGTTCCTGTTCTTGTAGTCCATCAGCTGGGAATACTCGGTGACGCCCTCTGCGCTGCTGTCCGCGTCGATCACGGCCTTGCCCTTGAACAGGCCGCTGATGGCCCCGGCCTTGGCGGCCATGACCGCCGCCACCACGGTATTGTGGGACCAGCCGGGGGCGCAGATCAGATCGGGGACAGTCCCCGCCGCCGTCATGGCGGCGTCAACCTGGCCCACGCCTTCCGCCACATCGGCCACTGTCACGGCTTCGGGGGTCACGGCGTCATAGCTGATGGTGAGGGCGGCGGCGTCATAGGCCGCGCCGCCCTCCAGCAGCTCCACGATACAGACATAGGCGCCGGTATCGTCCCGGCCGTAGAACACGCTGAAATCCTCTCCGGCCTTCAATCCGGCGGCGGGGGCGTCTCCGCCCTCCCCCTTGACGGACACCTTCAGCGATTCGGAAACGGCCTCGATGGGGAGGACCGCCTGACGGCCCGCCACGGGATAATCCTTCGGAGCCACAGCCTGTTTCATGACCGCCGGGTCCAGGACGTTGCAGAAGATCGCGGGCTGGCAGCCGAACAACTGAAAGTGAGAATAGACGAACTCGCAGAGCGTGTACTTCTTCCAGTCGTAGGAGAAGCCCAGCTTCTCCACCGCCTCGGCCCAGCTTGTGCAGAGCACGGGAATGTTGGTTTTCGCGGGTTTTGCCGCTGCCTGGACGGGGGCCGTCCCTACGACGAAGGGGATGCCCACCTTTGCGACGCTGGGCGTGCTCACAGAGGTGGCTTGCTCAAAAACTCTGACTCCAAGTGCCATACTTCATCCCCTCACTTTCCAGCTAATTTCTGATAATTGGCGTACAGCGCGTTCCCCGGCGTCTTGACCCTCAGCCGGGCCTGGGGCAGCGCGTCGCCGGACACGATCAGGGCCTTTACCAGGGGGTGTTCCTCGATAGCCCTCGCCGCCGCCCTGTAAGCGTTCGCCCGGTCCCCCCGGTAGATGGTCCCGGTCTGGACCAGGCCCTTGATGTTCGGGCCGATATAGACGTAAAAGCCGGACCTGTTGACGTCCGCTCTGGGGGCGGCGCTCTCCTTCAAAGCCTCCGGCGCGTCAGGATTCTTTTTCGGCATCTTGTGCTTCTCCCTTCAAAAGAATAATTTCGTCTTGACGGTTTCCCTGCGGGTCCCGCAGGGGCAGCCCTCCGGTGTACGGCAGGGGGTCCAGGCGGGTGACAGGCGGGAGCCTCCAGGCGGAGATCATCTCCCCCAGGTAATAAGGCGCCGTGGGAGTCTCTCCGTCGTCGGGATAGGCCAGCGACTCCAGCCCTGCCTTGAGGTCCAGCGTGAACTGCTCCCCGAGGACGGGCCGCTCCAGCAGGGCGGTCCGCAATTGTTCCATCAGGTTCAGCAGGGACAGCGCCCCCGCCTCCCCGTCCTCGTGGTAGACGCAGAACACCGTCCGCACCGCCGCCGAGGCCTCCGGGAGCCTTGCCCCCGCCGCCTGGATATCCTTGCCTGTAATAACCTGGTGGAGGATGTACGGGGCCTTCCGGGCGGCGTCGCGGAACTGCGGGAGGCGCATCAGGTGGACCTCCGGGGGCCGGGGCGGGGGAGCGGGGTCCTCCTCCGCGGGCCGGACCGGCAGGAGCAGCTCCCGCGTGGCAGCTTCGGTAAACTCCTTCAGCCGCATTAACAGAATAACCTTGGTTATGGCTATCGCTCCTCTCCGCTAACGCCACCCGTTCAGGATCGCGTTGATCTCATGGTCCAGCCGCTCCTCGAATTTCTCCATAGCCTCTTTGGAAAGCTGTTCCTCCACTTCCCGGCTCCCCAGCATCTGGGGAACAGAGGGGCCGAACAGCTCCCGGATCTGGTCCTTGCCGCTGGAGGTCTTCGCTCCGGTCCGCTCGAAAATGCCGGTGTGCAGGGCGGGCGGCGGCATCCGCGCCACAAAGGCGTCCAGGAAGCGCTGGGGGGACGTGCTCTTCAGAACGTGGGCATAGGCGGGGACCCGTCCGGCAGGCTGCTTTGGCGAGGAGCCGTTGAAGCGGTACAGCGGGATGCGCCGTCCGGCGAACGTCACCGACGCCTGAACGCCGTTCCCGTAGGTATACCGGACTGAGACGTTCTCATCCGCCCGGAGGTTTGCCGCCGTGATGTCATAGCGCTGCCGGACCGCTCCGGCGCTGCCCGTCCGCAAGTGGGACACGGACCGGGCCATGGCGCTTCGGACGGCCTTGTCCACGCCGCCGGGGATGCCCGCCAGCAGCTTCTCCGCCCGCTCCAGCGATTCTTTCCCAACGGCCTCAAAATGCACAACACTCATTCTCCGATTCCCTCCAGCTCGATCCTCAGCATCCCCATTTCATTCTCCACAAGACCGGCGGTGTACTTTTTGAAGAACGTGCCGCCCCGGCGGGCGCTGATCTGGATCGTATTCCCCTGCTTCGGGACCCTCCCGGCAAGATCGGCGGCGGCGCAGAACAGCACGCCCGTTATCCGGCAAAGTCCCGCGGCGCCGTCCGTCCCGCCCCGTCCAAAACCTTTCGCAGACAGCCGCTGCCGGTCCGAAGCCTCCAGCTCCTGGAGGGACACGGGGATATCAGGGTATTCCTCCCCGTCATAGCGGACCGTCCGCAGCTCCGCCAGTTCCTCCGGGTTCAGGAACACGGCGCGGATGTCCCGCCGGAGGAAGTCCTTGAAGGTCATTTCTTCCGCCCCTTCTTCTCCGCCGGGGCCTTGCCCTGGTCCTCCTCCGGAAGTTCCCCCTGGGAAGGCGCTCCCGGCGCGGGAGGGATCACATCCTCATAGTCCTGCGTAAGGCGCTGGCCCAGGATGCGAAGCTGCTCCGTCAGGGCTTCCTCTCCCGCGAAGTTCCCGGCCTCGTCGGTGAAGGCAATGCCCAGGGCCTCCAGAACGCCGCAGGTCTCATGCTCCGCCGTCCGGCGGCGCGTCTCGGCGGGGTCCGGCGCGGGACGTTCCTCCCGCCTCTCCGGAGCCGCCTCCCAGGCGGCGCTGCCCGCCCGGAGCCATGCCGCCGCCATGACGGGATCATTGGCGGGAATGACGTCCCCCCGGGCGTAGAGCCTGCCCTGATACTGGATGAGCCTTTTTGCAATCAGTTTTTTCGCCATGCCGTCCGCCCCCTCATCCAAGCAATTTCACCAGCACAGCCGTATCGCTCTCCGCCGCCACCTGAACGGCGTACCCGGCGGGGGTGTTCCCCTCCGCCGCGGCGGTAACGGCGTCCGCCGCCGCGTCATAATAGACGGCGGCGCCCAGGGCGACGGCCTCGCCCTCCGCCTTTGCCAGCTTGAATACGCCCTCCACCTGGACCGCGCCGGTCTCCCCGGCGGAGATGCCCGCCGCCGCGATGCCGATCCGGGTTCCCCCCAGACTCACAATGGAGCCGGGGGCCGCGTCCGCCGCCGCGGTGTAATCCAGGGTTTCGCCCCTCTGCCAGTAGATCGCTTTCATGTTCTCTCCTCCTTACAGGACAAGTTTTGTTCCGTTGTTCCGGAGCAGTCCCCGGAAATCCATTACGTTTACCGCCCAGTCCAGCCAGATATCCCAGACAAAGCCCAGGTAGCCCGCCTTCTCGCTCCGGCGGAAGCTGGGGGCGGTGACGCCGTTCAGGTAGTCCACCTGAATGCCCTTCACAAGGCGCGGGTCCGCCGCCATGAACCAGGGACAGAGCCCGTCCTTTGCCAGCACGTTCAACGCACCCTCCTGGACGATCTTGAGCTTGCTGCGGTACTCTGTGTTCAGCACGTTCACCGTGTGACTGCCGATACCCTCCACGTCGATCTCCGCCGTGCCCAAGAGTTGACTCACCCGCATCCCCCAGCCCATGGGCACGATGACGGCGGCCGGCTCCACCATGATGCTTTCACCGAACTGGTCCGTCTGCATGCCCATCATTTGGATCATTTTCTCCAGGACCGCGATGCTGGGGGCGGAGCCGTCGGAGATGAGGTTTTTATGGGCCTCGTCGAACAGGGGTGCGCCGTCAAAGTCGGCGGCATTGTTGTAGATTTTCTCGTAGACCTGCCGGTTGATCTTCCGCTTGGCCCGGCTGGCGTACTGGGCGGGCATGTGGGCCAGGAAGCCGATGTCGTCATTGATGAACGCCTCCCGGGTCATGGTGAACTGGGTGCCGTAGGTTTCCAGCTTCCGCGTGGGCAGGAGATCCGTTTTCAGCGTGCTGTGCTTCAGCTCGCCGCCCTCGCTGACCTTGTAAAAGTCCCCGCCGCCCAGGGCATATTCATGGGCCTTGGTGCTCTTGAAGTCCGTGAGGGAGCCTTTGCTGGTCCACTGCTCGAAGGTGGCGGGAACCAGGGTGTACTGCTGGACGATGGACTTGTTGATGGCGTTGTCCAGAATGGCGGGGAAGTCCGCCGTGGGGCTGAGAAACTGCCGCACCGCCGTATCCCAGAGGTCGTTCTTGGAGCGGCGCAGGAGTTCGGTGGCCGTGCCCTCGCCGGAGCGGGCCAGGCTCTCGATGAGCACGTCCCGCAGAGACATGCCCCGCAGCTCCTCCGACCCCTGGGCGGGCTGGTCCACCGCTACGCCCGCCTGCATCAGCAGGGCGTCCCTGGCGGCGTCCCGGAAGCTGTCCTGTTCGTTGTCCCGCGCCCCGACAACCACCGGCGCGCCGTGCTTCAGCAGGTGTTCCACCGCCGCCGCCCGGACGGTATCCAGGCTGTCGCCGTTCTTGATGTACTGCTCCGGCTCCATGCCGGTCTGACGGCACAGGGCCATGATATCCGCTGTTCTCTTCCGCTCGTTCTCGATGGCGCGGGAGCTGTCCCCGTTCTCGGGAGTGGCCGCACTGGCCCCTCCGGGAATTGTGTCCAACCTGGACACAACAGCCCCGGCAGTGGAGGTCCCAGCGCCGCCTTCCGCGCTGCGCTGCCCTTCTCCGCCCTCATCGGTGCCGGCAGGCGGCGTCTCCGGCCCGGCGTCGATGTTCCGCTGGCACTCGTCGAACTCCGCCTGTTCCGCCGCCGTCAGGCTCCGGTTCTCCGCTTTGGCTCTGGCAAGGATCGCCAGCTGCCGCTTGATCCATTTGTCTTTCATCGCGTTACCTCCACAATCTATTGATGTTGATCTGGACCTGCCTTTCGTACAGAGAGAGGTCCGGGCCTCCTCCCTCCGAACGTCCCACGCCCACGGTGGCGTCGGCGGGAATGGACACGATGGACACCTCCAGCGGCGTCCACCTCCGGGCGATGGAGCAGGGCCCCGAGAACCGCCCGTCCGCCGACGTCGCCCCGGCCTTGACCTCCTCCCAGGCGTCCACCTGGTAGCGGACCGACGTGGTCTTCAGCGTGCCGGATTTTACCTTGCCGAAGATCCGCTCCGCCTCGTCGTCCGTGTCGAACTCCACCTCGGCGTAGCCCCGGCCGTTTTCCACCCAGGCCCGGAGCACCTTGCCCAGCACCTGATCCACGTCGTGGTTGAACAGCAGCACGCCGCTGCCGTTCAGCCGCCCCAGATCCACCGCGCCCTCGCCGTGGTCCAGGATCTCCCGGCCGAAGTACCGGCGGTACGGGGCCTCGCTGGAAAAGCTAAGCGTGAGTCGCCGCAAAGTCCGCTCCGTTCCGTCCCCGCCTTTGGCGAGGACTACACTCGCTCCCTTGCTCCTCCTCTCCCCACCGGAACCGCTCCGCTGGGTTCCGGCGGGGGCACCATCATCCTCCGTTTGGAGCAGTTCCATCGTCATCTCCATCGTCCGGCTTTCCGATGGAGGGGTTTTCCGTTCCAGTTCCAAAGAGCACACCCCCTAAATCAATTCCCTTTTCCTTCCCATAGGCCACGGCCTCGGCCATTTCATCCACGACCTCTTTCCAGTCCCGGCCCTTCTCCGCCTGGAGCTCCTGAAAGGTCTTCTGCCCGCTCCGCAGGGCGGTCTCGTCCGCGCCGGCCTCTTTCTGCGGGTCGATCCAGCGCTTGGGTGCCTTGATCCAGGAGTGGTTCAGATACTCCTCCTTCCGTTCCCAGAAGTCCGGGATGAGGAACAGGCCGGACAGCACGCCGGAGATCACGAACGCCTCGTAGCACTCCGTCATGAAGCTTTCAAGCAGCTCAATTTCCTCCGTGTAGGCCGCCTCGTCCTCGATGGCGTTCTGCCGGGCGGAGGAGTAGTTGACCTGGCTCATGTCCCGACTCACCGCCTCATAGCTCAGGCCCTGGCCGGCAGAGATCAGGCCCTGCTGGGTCTTCAGGAACGCCGTGGCGTCCGTGGCGGTGCCCTTGGGATCGATAATCACGGCGTCGTCCCCTGGTCCCATCTCCATGATCATGCCGGGGACCATCTTTTTTCCGGCGTAGTCCGCCTTTCCGTCCGGCCCACGGGTCACGGACCGCCCCGGAACGCCGCCGGCGGGGGCGGCCCGTTTGATGAGCAGCCCCACCAGCGCCGTCACCCGCTCCTTGACGGACACGGCCACTAAAAATTCGTTGACGTCCCGCACCCTGGTAACGGTGGGCGTCAGGTCGCTCATCTCCCGGAGCTGGCTTGGCCGCCGCTTGCTCTTGTAGAAAAAGACATCCTTCGCCTCAACGAACATCGGCTTCATCTGCTGGTAGCCCTCCAGGTCGTACTGGCGGAACCAGTAGCCCACGGCGCGGCGGTATCGGTCGTACTCGATGCCCCCCACGATTTTGTTCCCCCGGTACTTGGGGACGGACTGGGAGACGTCCAGCTCGTCTACCTCCAGCAGCTGGAGCTTGAAGGGTACCAGCCCGCCTCGGGTGTACCGGAACAGGGCCAGGATGCCGCCGTCCACCTTCTTCCGGTCCACCATCATGCGGAGGATCTCATTGAAGCTCTGCTCGGCGGTGACGTCGCAGTTCTCCGCCAGCGTCCAGCGCTTCCAGCCCTTTTCAAGCTGCGCGTCCAGCGCGTCGTCCCCGGTGAGGGCCCGGAGGGTGAAGCCCCGGCCCACCACGTTCCGGCGGTAGGCGTGGAGGACGGCCTGGGCGATGTCGCTGTTCCGCTCCAGGTCTCGGGCCCTGGCCCGCACCACGTCCCGCCCGGGGCGGTCCGTCAGCTCGGCGGATTCGTTCACCACTCGCCAGCCGGAGTTGATACGGTCCCCGCCGGCGGCGTCGTAGCTCCGCAACTCTTCCCAGGCTTGCCGCCAGACCTCCCGCTTGTACGCCGCCGCCGGAGACACGGCGGCGATCATATTGTCAAGCCAATTCATACTGTCACCGCCCCTCGAAATACGCGGCGTAGACGCCGGGGATCAGCGTTTCCCCGCTGTCTTCCTGCGCCGCCTGGGCGGCCAGGTCATCCCGCAGGGCCCGAAGCTGCGCCAGGTCCGCCCTGGTCAGAGCCCGGCTCCCCAGCTTGTAGCTCTGCCCGCCGTACAAAACGGCGGTGATGGCCTCGTCCACTTGGGCCAGCCGCTGCCGCGGCGTCAGATTTTCATCCATGGGTTTCCTCCCTTAAAGCCAGCTCGCGTTTTCACGGATCCACGTCTCCTCCGGCGGCGCCGGGGGCTCCAGCGTGTCCCGCCCTTTCGGCGGCTCCTCCTCCACCAGAGCCCGCACGCCCATGATCTCCGCCGCGCAGGCGGCCATACAACAACAGTCGAGATAGTGGTTCGCCGCATGGGAGGACTTCAGGACCCAGCGGAGGACGGACCTCCCTCCGGACTTCTGGGCCACCTTCTGCTCCGCCGTCACCTGCTCTGCGTAGTCCAGGTCAGTGCTTTTGTGGGTCATCCAGGCTCCCGGCCCGTTCTCCCGGCGCATCCGGGCGGCGATCATGTCCTTGTACTTCCCGCCGTCCATCAGCACCAGCCGCATCCCGTTGGCCCGGCTCCCCGCCTTGTTGATGGTGGAGATCCGGTAATTGGCCTGCATCGTAGGCATGCCCTTACAGGGGAGGGCCCAGTCGGAGTTTTGGAGGCAAAACTCATAGACGTAGTCCGTCTGGTCGCCGCTGTCCACCAGGGCCAGGTTCACCAGCATTTTCTCTCCCGTGTCCTTGGCGTACTCCCGGTTCATGATCCGGGAGACTTCCTCAAAGGAGAGCGCCTGCCCGTGGGCCACGTTCTGGCTGGTCATGCCCACGCCCCAGGCCCGGACGACCCAGTAGAAGCTGCCCTCTTGGACATCAACGCCGCCCGTCAGCAGCCTCGTCCACTCCGGCAGGACGAACTCCGGCACCTCCGTCTGACGTTCCAGCACCAGCTCCGCGCTTGTTTTCAGCTTCGTGTCCTCCCAGGGTTCCGCCAGCCAGGAGTTGGTGAAGTTCTGCAAAAGCTCCGGATCGTCCTTGGAGCGCAGGAACTCATAGGCGATATCCCCGAAGGACGTGAAGGGGGAGTACAGCGTATTGATCGAGAAGGCCACGCTCCTGGCCCCCTGCCGGGAGCCCCGCACCGTCTGCCAGCGGCCCGCCTGGAGCATCCGCTGCTTGTCCCGGTCCGTGAGGACCCCGCCGCACTCCTGACAGCGGTAGACGGCCCGCGCCGCTCTCTCCCGCCGGTCCGGGACCTCCGTCTTGCCCGGCCATTTGAGCTGCTTGAATTTCAGCTCGATGTACTTTCCGCAATGGGGACAGGGCACGAAGTAACTGCGCTCCTCGTCGGCGTCTTCCTTGGCCCGCCAGATATTCCCGGTCCTGAGCGTCGGCGTGGAGGTGATGAAAATTTTGCGGTTGGTGGTGTAGGTCTTGGTCCGTTCGATGGCGAGGCTCATGGCGTCGGCCTCCTTCTTCGAGGCGCCCGGATATTTGTCCACCTCGTCCAGGAACAGGTAACGGATGGGGGTGCTTGCCAGACTTGCCGGAGAGTTGGCTCCGGAGAGATAGACCGTCATATCCCGGAATTTCAATCGCACGTTCTTGCTGTCGTGCTCCAGATACAGCGCCGCCAGCGGCGGACAGCCCTTGATCATGGGCTCCAGCTTGGCCTCCACGGTCCGCTCCGCCAGGTCGCCGGAGGGATAGACGATCATGGCCGGGGCCGGGTCCTGGCAGATAAAACTCCCCAGTGCGTTCTCCAGCGCTGAGGTCCCGCCGATCTGGACGGATTTGAGGAAGATGATCCGCTCCGCGTCGCCGTCGGAAAGCTCGTCCATGATCTCCGTCAGGTAAGGCGTGACGCTGTTTCGCCAAGGGCCGGGAATGGCGCTGCCGGGAGGCAGCACCCGGTTTTCCTCCGCCCATTGGGACGCGGGCGCCTTGGGTCGGGGTCGCAGCTCCTCCACGGCTTTTTTGATCCAGGGCGGCACATAGACCGGCGCGGCAGCGTATTTTTTCATCCCGCTTCTCTCACCTCCTGTGTTCCTGTGGGGGGCGGGGATTCTCAAGGGGGAGCCCGCTCTCCCTTGAGGGATCTTTGCCCATCGCAAACGCCTCGCCGGTTTGCGGCGGGGACCCCGTTTTTGTCCGTTTTATCCTGCCTTCGCGCCTCCGCCGCCCAATTCCGTCACGGCGTCGGTGAAGGCGCTCAGCATGGCCTCCAGCTCCGTCCGCATGGCCTTTTCCATAGCCTTGGCGGTCACGGCGTCCACCTGCCCCGGCATAGACCGGACGGTCCTTGCCGGCATATTCAGGGCAAACTGCCGGAAGGAGCGCAGGAAGGCCGCCAGTTCCCGTCCGGCGCTTTCCGTGTCCAGGTACTTTCCCTCGGCGATGGCGGTCTTCAGCCGGTGCAGCTGGCCCTGGCTCTCCTTCAGTTCCACCTCGGCCCGCAGCTTCTTCAGCGACAACTCCTCCAGCTCGGCCTCTCCCGCCCCGTCGCTCTGCGCCTTCTGCTTCACGTGCTCAATGTACCGCTGTACGGTCTGACAGGTCCGGTATTTCCGGGCCTTGCGCCCCGGCGGGGCTTCGGTCTCCAGCACGCCGGAGCGGGTAAGCTGCTGGATGCGCCGCTCGCTGAGGCCCACCAGCTCCCCGATGGCCCCCGCATCCGCCCACACGGGAACGGCGGTCAGGATGGGTGCTTTTTCCACGGCCGTGCCACCCGACTTTTGTGCCATTGAGGCCCTCCTTTCCCGCCCGGCGGGGACGCGCCTGCCGGTTTCGCTGTTTGCTCCCCTGAGGATTTCGCCTTTTTGCCAGGGCTGTTTTTGCCTTTTATCCCCTTAGGGGGATAAGATTTTCCTGTTTCTGTCAGAAAACGAAACGAAATCGCCTGAAAAAATTTGATTTTTTGGGGCAGAAAGTGCGGGTCTCGCCAGCCCCGCACTGGTTTTTCCCCCAGAAAGGACCCGCGTTGGTCGCCAGTCCGAATTTTTACTGCGGGCTATCACCTCCGCAGAGAGCAAAAAACTACGGCCAACGACTGCGCGTCCCCGCGCTGGTCATTGGCCGTAGCTCTCAAAGCATTCGCCCTTCACGATATCCACGATGTGTTCGGTTTTGCAGATCCGGCAGAAGGCGACGATCTTGTGGCCCTCAGTATCCGGCAGCACCTGCATCATCCGCCGGTTGCGGTTACAGCTGGGACATTCCAGCCAGCCGTTCCGCACTGTCAGCATCTTACCACATTTCCCATGGATTTGCAATGCTTTCGACGCTCCTTCCCTAAAGTTAATATGGTCCTCAAGCCTGAAAAATTTAATAAAAAGCAATTCCTACCTCCTCCTCTTGGGCTTCACTTTGGAGCGGCCCGCCGCCAGCCCCCGCTTTGAGATATACTTGATATAATGGAAATCTCCGTAGGCCGTCTGCATGCTGCAGTTTGCCAGGGGGATAACACGACCCTTTGGCGGCATCCGTAGCGGCGTGCTGTCCGGGACACGGAAGCACTCCCGTTCCGGTTTGCGGAGGTTCCGGCTTCCAGACCAGAGGCGGAGGCCCAGCTTGTCTCGCTGTTCCTTACAGAGATAGCGGGCAAGCGTCTCGAAATTCTTTTCTTTGTCCACCCGGATGGAGCGGAACTCAATGCCGCCCTGTTCCCAGAGTTTCCGTATCTCATCATAGTCCTCTCCGGTGGTATTGATTAAGGCATGATGGTGCCATCGTCCCTCGCCGTGCTTGTGCTCCGTGACGTAGATGTAGCGCAGCTCCTGCCCCCTGGCCTTCCGGGTTTTACGGAGACGCTTCCAGAAAGCGCTCATCCGTTTCATGGCCTCAACCCGGTTTCCAGGCAAATGTGCATCGTCATAGGTAAAGGTGACATAGAGGTCCTTCACGCCGAAGTTAGCGGCGATCTCAAGCTCCAGCTTCTGGTAGGCGTATTTGAGATTCATTAACTGCTGGGCCTTGGAGGACAGGGCTTTCTTTCCCTGTCGGGCCGCCTGGCCGTCCCTGGGATAGGGAGCGGGATAGACCGCCTCCACCACCAGCGGCCCGGCGACGATGATTCGTTTGAATTTGGACATGACGGCCTGCCTCCTCGCAGATGCAGACCGTCGCCCTACAGGCCGTCGTCCTAAAAAGTTTCAAAATAATTTTGGAAAACTAATTGACATTTACATTGATTCGTGTTATTATAACATCAGAACGGAGGTGAACCAAATGAACCGGAAGAAGAAAAAGCCCACCAAATACTCCATTAACTGGCCGCAAACCTTAGTCGGAGCTCTGGTGGACTTAATCGTGGGAACGGCGCTCATTCTAATCGCTAAGCTCTTAGAATAGGCCGCCGGGGCGGGGAGACCCGCCCCACTCCCATACTAACCAATCCACCTTTGAAAGTCAAGGAGGTTTTCGATGAAAGAATTTTTAACAGCGCTTGGCGTCCTGCTGATCGCCTTCGGCACCGTGAAGTTGGTTTTAGCTCTTTGCCAGCGGAGAAAGGAGGAAACAGATGGACACGAGTAAATTCCTTTCTATCTCCGAATGGTGTGCCCTTCATGGGAAAGACCCCGGAAATGTCCGCCGCCTCATTCAGCAGGGGCGGATCCCGGCGGAGAAGATCGGGAAGCAGTGGGTCATCCCGGCGGATACCCAGCCCCCCGCAGACAAGCGGGTCAAGTCCGGGAAATACCGGAACTGGCGAAAGAACCCGAAGGAGTCCGGGGAGCCGGGGGCGTAGCGCCTCCGGCTTTGCTTACAGAGAGCCTATCACTTGCATATTTTCCCAATGTATGGTAAACTGTCGAAATATAAGGGCGACGGCAGGTGAAGAAAATGCGGGAGCGGTATTTCAGCATGTACCAGAGCATTGAATACAAAGTCTGCTTTTACAAGGCGCACAGCGAGAGTGCCCACAGGTGCTATAGACGGTATACAGCGGCTACGCTTGCACTCTCTATTCTCAGCGTATTGATCTGGAGTATTTCCAAAACCATGCCGGCAATCTGGGCGATCCTCATCGCGGCGGCTCAGTTCGCCCAGACTTACAGCGCTAATCTTCCCTGGGCCGACCAACTGACGGCCTTGAAATATCTGTTGCCTGAATTAGACCAGCTTGCCCTCGATATTGACCATGATTGGCTATCCATAGATATGGAGATGTACGAAGAAGAGGAAATTTTAGAGCTTATCTCAGTCTATGAAAAAAGATACTCGTCTCTTGAAAAGCAATTTGTTTCTGGGATATCATTTCACCAAAGGAAGGCAATTTTGAAAAAGGCGGAAGCTGACCAGCGGCAGTATTTTTATATCCGGTATCCAATAATAAAAGAGTTAGAAAGGATGGAGGAAATCCATGACAGATGAAATTCAACGTTCACAATCAGAAGAAGACTCCCAATCTCATCAGCTAGAGGAAGAAGCTTATCTATCAGGAACCGTTTATTGGGGTTCCGTTGCATCTCGTGCCCCAGAACCGCCTTATCGCTTAATGACTCCACCAACACTACAGACCTCAAAAGATGTCGACCGTGTAACTTCCCTTTCTGAGAAAGCACCTGTCCGCAAGAGGACTCTTGGGGAATTATTGCATAATCTGTTTGTTAAAAAGAACAAGAAGAATTCTAAATGAGAACTATCTTCCAGTTGCCTTGGAACAGATTTTTTGAAGAGGAAGAGGGTGCACCGGATCCGCCCTATCGTCTGCCTGCACCGCCACCACCTGTTCCGACCGCATCAAAACCGAACAAATGACCTATGAGACTGCCGCTATCTGCGGCAGTCTTTTTTGTCCTGCTTACAGTACCGGCAAGCTCTCTAACGTTGTGGAGTTGACTACTTGAAATGAATTTTCGGGATTCCAGCCTATGGAAATTCCTTCGCTCCGTCGAAAAAGGACTCCGCCCCTCCTTTTCCGCCTCCGGCAGCCCCAGCATATCCGCGATTGCCGCCAGCATCCGCAGGGCCTCCGGGTCCGTCAACCTGACCGGCATCCCACAGCAGGGGCACGGGTCGCCGGTTTTCAATGTCCTCATGCCGCCGCTCCTTTCTTTCCCGGCAGGACCGGTCGGCTCCGCGCGTCCCGCTTTGCCCCGTTCCGGACCCAGGAGATCCACAGATCCTCAAAAGCCTGGACCTCCGCCGTCTTCCCGCAGTTCCGCAGGCCTCTGTCCTGCCGGACAGCCAGTGTCTTCTCATCCAGCTCCAGTGTGTAGTAAGGCTTGCCGGGCTCCAACCTCCGGCGGATGAAGAAGATGACGGTCTCCCCCTCTGCGTGGCGCCGGGCGTAGGTCCAGACGCAGTGATGGAGCTCGTCCGCCTCCTTTTGCAGTTCCCGCTGGCTGTACGCCGGGACGATTTTTAGACCGTCCGCCTCAAAGACGTAACGGGCCAGCTGACGCCGCCGGATGCGGAACAGCACCGCCAGATTCTGCTCCTGCTTCCACTGTTCCCGTTGACGCCGCAGCTCCATGACCGTATCGTGCGCTTCAACCAAATCCCGAGGTCAGCGGACCTGCGGATCGTCCAAGCTCCGGCCTAGCTCCCGGCACACCGTCCAGTAGTCCAGCAGCATGGCCACGTCGATGAATGCATCTTCTACCGGATCTCCGTATTCATCCTCCGCCCCCGGTCCCGCCCGCTCGATCTGCTTGAACAGGTACCGCAGGCTCTTTCCCACCGGGCCACGGCCCGGCAGTTCGACGGCGTTCTCATTGCCGAAGCGCCAGGCGTTTTCCCTGTCCCCCGCTGTCAGGCGCTCCACGTACCTCTTCGCTTTCAGGAACAGCCGCCAAAGGAACGCCCCCCAGCGCTGCGCTCGGCCCAGCCGGAGTTCATCCTTCTCCAGGCTCAGCATCCGGGCCGGGCGAGCCTCCTTCCAGTTGATCCCATCCAGAACAGGGACGCCCCGGCGGTTGTTTCCCGTCCAACCGACGCCGCACTCTTCTGCCAGCAGATCGTCCAGCGCCATGGGCAGTCCGCTGAGCAACAGGTTCTCCACGTTCGGGTGAGTCTGGTACAGCCGCAGGTAGGCCACGGGGAATTTCCGCTTTTCCGTTTTAAAGAGCGACATGTAAACATCCAGTTTGCAGTTGGGAAGACAGCTTTCAGCAATCAATTCCGGCGTCAGGCCGAAGATGCCATTTGCCGAGCCCCAGTGTTCGGACCAGTCCTTCGGTTCCCTCCAGGCGGAACTATATGAGATAAAATAACCGCCGGTCCCGCTGTAGGAATTCTTCCAGCCCATCAACTGGACGCAGCCGTCAGACCCGAAGACGTAGGCCTCCGCCGGAATGGCCGTCAGCTCCTCCCGGGCGTTCCGGTAGACTCGGCGCTGAATGGTCCAGCCCGTCAGGGCCAGGTACTTTTCCTTCCCGACGACGGCGGCGCTCATGGCCTGGGTCTCATCCGCCAGGAACCAGCCCTGTCCAATTTCTGCCGCCTTTTTCACCTTCACAGGGGCTCCGCACAGGGGGCACAGGGTTTCGTCTCCCGATCCGACGGGTTCGCCGTTCTCAGGGTGGAGGAATCCATAGCCGCCGCAGGACTTTTCCATTTTAGCCCAGGGCAGCAGGGTGCTTTCTCCGCAGCAGGAGCAGCGGACCTCCACCGCTTTGGTCTTCCGGGGCTTCGTCCACGCGTCCAGCAGTTGCTCCATGCCATAGTCCTCTATCCAGACCGACTCATAGACCAGGCCGTGGACTTCCAGGTCCTCCCGCACCGGCGGCCAGGAGATCAGGCCCTCCGGCGGCTCGCGGGAGACCAGCCGCGCAATATTCTCCATACCGTCACCTCGCCGCCGAAAAGTCCGCTCCACTCGCCCCGCCCTCCGGGCAGGTCCCGCGCCGCTCCCTTGCTCCGCCTCTTCCCACAAAATCTGCGGGTTTTGCGGGGGGCCCCATTAGAAAGTCTGCCAGGTCAATAGCCTGGGCTCCGGCAAACTGGGCGGCTTCCGGCCCCTCAGCCGGATCCGGCAGGCCGTAGAACTCCCGGAGGATGCGCTCCGCCTCCAGAGGGGTGACGCAGGAGAAATTCCCGGTCTTGTGCTTGTCGGCAAATACTTTGAGCCTCTTCTCCGCCTCGACGATGGACATGGCGGGATTCTCCAGGTCCTGGGCGATCAGCTCCGCGCTCTGAGGTTCACGGCGGCAGAGGTCCTTGAGCTGTTCCGCCACCATCCACTGGGGAGAGCGGGCTTTAACACCGGATTGCTGCTGTTCCAGCAGCGCGATTGCTTGGTCAACCATACTCATTCCGCACATCCTTTCACCATGTTCGCCAGAGCCAGAATTGCCTTTTGGAGCTTCCCGGCGGCGGCCTCGTCCCTTCCACGAATCTTCAGCAGAAGGCCGTGGAGCTGATTCACCTGGGCCTGGGTCTGGTCGAAAAGGAGCTTGAAGGACGCCAGGTCCGCGTCGGAGCTGATCGCCGTCTGCGCCTCCGTCCTTGCCGCTACCTCTAACTGGCGGCGTGCCTCCGCAAGCTCACGCTCCGCGTCCTCGGCGCGGCGCAGGATTGCCGCGTTGGCCCCGGCCTGTTTTTTCGCCTCAGTCAAGGCCGCCTCTGCGGACCTGCGCTTCTCCTCCGCCGCCTTGCGGGCGGCCTCGGCCTTGTCCACCCTGGCCGTCATCTCGGCGATGGCGTCCTCCCGGGCCTTCTTGACTGCCTCCTGGTCCACTACGGTCTCCACCGCTACCTCCACGGGCTTGTCCCGCAGGGCCTGGAGCTCCGCCTGGGCCTTTGCCAGAGCATCGCGGGCCTGGGCTTCCGCCTCCTGGGCGGAGGACTGGAGGGATTTCAAGACTTTTATATCCGCCTCCATCCTGGCCCGGCTCTCCTCGGCGGACCGGGCGTCCGCCTGGGCGGCCTCCGCCGCCTTGCGGGCCTCGTCCCGCTCCCGGATGGCCTTCTCCAGTTCACGGGAGGTCATGTCGATGACGCTCTTCTCCTCGCCGTCCACGATGTGGTTCTCCGCCAGGAAGCCCTCCCGCTCCTCCGGCGGCAAAGCCAGGAGCGTCAGGGCTTTCGTGGCGCCCAAATCCGCAAGCGCCTGCGGATTTGACCATTCTCGGGCCAGACGAATAAAGTTCTGTGCAGTCCGCTCCGAAAACTCTACCCGTTCGGTCAACCAAGGGAGCCATTCCCCGTGCGGAAGCATTTCCTTTGCTTCGATAAGCCTCTGCCCGATGCCAAGAATGGCGTTGCCGGCATCCTGCTTGAGTTTGATGATCTCGCTGGTGATGGTCTCGATGTCCCGCTCCGCCGCCGGGGCCGTCTGGGGCAGCGTGGCGGCATACTTGGCAATATCAAACTTTTTCATGTTCAATCTCCACTCCCAAATACTCCCACACCCACCGCCGGTAATCCTGGGCGGCGGCGCTGCCGGGGCTGTAGCGCACAATGGGCTGGCGCTCGAAGGTACTTTCCGGCACCTTGTCCGTCCTGCGGATGGCCGTGCTGAACACGGGCACGCCCATGGACCGCACCAGCTCCCCGCCCTGCCGGACCACCTCACTGTTGTGCCACTGCGTCACCAGCACCCCGGCAATCCGGGGGCCGGACCGCTGGAGGCCTGCTAACTGCTCCCGCATGTCCATCATCCCGGCGAAGCTGAACCCGTCCACCAGCATGGGGACCACCACCTCGCCGGCGGCAATCAGCGCCGAGACGCTGGCAAGGGTATAACCGGGCGGGCAGTCGAAGATAAAATAATCCGTCCCGCTGTTACCGGCGGCGGCCTCGCAGAAGCGCTTCAGCGCGTTTGTATCGCCCAGGCCGTCCCGGATGGCCAGCAGGTCCAGGTCATACAGCGCCGGGGAGGCCGGAAGAAGGGCCAGTCCATCGGAAAGGGGCGTTATGTTCTCGTGCCAATAAGGCTCATGCTCCCCGGTCAGCACATCCGCAACGGTGACGCCGCCTGCCTCCGGGTCGAACTCCGGCAGGAAGAACCGGGTCAGGTTCATCTGCCCGTCGCAGTCCGCCAGAACCACCCGCTTGTGGTAGTCCCGGACCAGAATGTCCGCCAGGTTGACGGCGGTGACGGTCTTTCCAACGCCGCCCTTGTTGTTCATGATCGCGATGGTTTTCGTGTCGTATCCTTTCCGCCGCCGGGGCGGCGTTTATTTTCCTCTTTCGTCCAAACGTTTCTCGCCGCGTCAGAAGGGCATCCCGGCCTCCCGCTCCGGCAGCTCCGTAATTTCCATCTGCCGGGCCATCATGTCCCAGCCCAGGGGCTTCTTCGGGTCTCCGCCGTCAGAAAAGAACCGCCGGGATTTTTTGTCGAAATCCAGCCACTGGTTAATTTTTGACCCAAAGTCCCGGTTCTTCAGCGTCACCAGCATGGGCTTTGCCGCCTCACCCACGGTGTGGGTGGAGAGGAAAAACACGTTGTCCGCCCGGTTCGTAATGTCCCCGCTGCCGTGAACATCGTCTGCGGTGACCGCTTCCGGCCTGCCCCCGGAGCTCTTCCGGGGATGCACCACCAGGTGGGTGTGGACATGCTGCCGCTTGGAGAACATCGCCAGCGCCTGGGTAAACTCCGACTGGACCCGATAGAAGTCCTTCTCCCGTTTGTAATCAAAATCCACGGACATGATGTTGTCCACCAGAAACACGTCCGCCCTGTAGCGCATCTTGGCGTAGGCGAACTGGCTGAGGATGGCCTCCGGGTCGTGGTGGGTGTTCTTTTCCAAGTCAAACAACCAAAAACGCTCGTGGAGCCACTCGGAGATCCGCTGGTCCGCCATCAGCTCCACTGTGGGCAGGCGTTTCCCGGTCAAAGGGTCGTCCCGGTAGACAATGTGCTCTGGTCCCGCCGCCTGGAGGTAGGCCCATTCCCGGAACTGGGCCTTGTCAAGCTCCCCGGAGTAGACGCAGACAGTATGGCCCTGGTCGATGGCCGCCAGCAGAAGCTGGCTGAGAAGGGTGCTCTTGCCGATCCCCCGCTTCCCGGTCCAGACGCTCAGCTCCCCGGCGAAGAAGCCGCCGATGCTCTTGTCCAGCCGGTCAAAGCCGGAGAGGGTCCGGGGGACCTTCGTCAGGTCCCGCTGCTCCACTTCGCTGAGGTCCAGGAGTCCGTAAGAGGGCAGCTCTACCGCCCCGAACAGGAGGCGGGGAAGCTCGTAGGTCCCGTGTGATTCTATGTATTCCCGGATGGTCCCACAGCCATCGAAGGCGCTGTCCTCGACAACGTGGACGCAGCAGGCCGGAAGGCGGGGATAGACCTCCTTCACCAGCTGCTCCCGGGCGATGGGGTTGGGGGCGACAAGGACAACGTACTCGAAGCACTGAAAAAAGGGCTGGCATTTTGCCACCGCTGCCCACTCCACGCCGGAGCCCAGGCACACGGCGTTGAACTGGATATCGGAGACCTCCGCCGCGTTGCCGCAGAACCAGACGCCCTGGGGGAGCGTGGGGTCCAGGTACCGCTCGTCAAAGGTCAGGTACTCCGCCGCCAGGCGGACCGCTTGATTAAATTCCATCGTAGCCCTCCTTCGTCGGAAGAAATTCCGCTCTGCTCCGTTTCCCCCCGCGGGGAAAACTCCGCCCGCTCCATTCCTTCCTCCGCTCCCCACCGCAAGCGCTCCGCTGGTTTGCGGCGGGGGCCTCGATCAAATACCATCGTAGCCCTCCTCATTGTAGGGGGCGGAAGCGGGCAGTTCGTTCGGCTTCAGGGGATAGACCGTCAACCAGTTTAACATCGTTGCCTTCTCCAGCAGCAGGAGCTTCGCCGCCCGGTCCCCGCCGGAGTGCTTGTCCAATTGCCGCAGGATGCCGTTC